TTAACCTCTTCAATACAACAATTTGTGATTGCATTTGGAACCCAATTCTATGGATCTACCACGCAAAATCCAATGGTTGTACGGTGGTCAGATCAAGGTAATCCTTATCAATGGACACCGCAAGTAACCAATCAGTCTGGTGACTTTACCCTGACTAATGGCTCTTACATTATGGCCGCCCAAACAACACGGGTGGAAACCCTAGTGTGGACTGATTCTTGTTTATATACCATGCAATACATTGGCTATCCTTATGTATTTAGCTTTAACGTATTAATGGATAACATTACTATTATTTCGCCAAATTCGGCTATTACCGTTAATAATGTCACCTATTGGATGGGTAGAGATAAGTTCTACAAATACACTGGTGTAGTATCTACCCTTCCTTGCGCCTTGCGTCAATACATTTTTGATGACATTAACCTAACCCAGTCTTATCAAGTATTTGCTGGCTCTAATGAAGGCTTTAATGAAGTTTGGTGGTTCTATGTATCTAATGAAAGCGTTGGGTTACAGATTGATAAATACGTTATTTATAATTATTTAGATAATGTGTGGTCATACGGAACCATGGCTAGAACTGCTTGGTTACAATATGGTATTGAGCCAGAGCCTATAGCAGCTGACTACAACAGCCGTCTTTTGTACCATGAAGTAGGCACTGATGATGTTTCCACCTCAAATCCTGCGCCTATTAGCTCTTATATCCAGTCTTCAAACTTTGGCATTGAAGCGGGAGAGCACTTTGGCTTTGTATGGCGTATGTTGCCAGATATTAACTTTAATGGCTCAACCGTTAATAACCCATCAGTAACGATGACATTGTATGGCCGTGCCAATTCGGGGGCCGCCCCCGTAGGGTCTGATATTGACACAGTCACTAGCGCAAACAACTATTCTAGTCAATCTGAATATACCGTACAACAGTTTACTGGTGAAGTTTATACTCGTCTTCGTGCTCGTCAAATAGCCTTTAAAATTCAATCTACTGATCTTGGCGTTGCTTGGCAGCTAGGAACCCCTCGTGCTGATATCAAGCCTGGAGGTCGTAGATGAGTACCGTCAATCCAGCCATACCGCAGACGATTGCGCCCAACTTACCCGTTGCTCCAGACCAATATTCACAGCAATATCAAAATCAGATATACAACGCTCTGCGCTTATATTTCAATCAAATTGATAGCTTTACCAGGGCCGCATCGGTAGTTCAGTACGGATCAACTGCAAATCGCCCAGGAGTAGGTGTCAATATAGGACAAATGTTTTTTGATCAAACTTTAGGTATTCCCATCTGGTGGAGCGGTAAAAATTGGGTCAATGCTAGTGGATCTACGGTCTAAATATGTTAAAATTAACCCCAAATAACTCGATAGGTCGCATATGAGTCTACCCCTGATTGCCAAACATTTAGAAGCCCACGGGCGCAAAGGTGACACCCGTTTAGTCCATATGACAACAGGTGAGATTGCTGCCCTTCAAAAAATGGCAAAAGATCATGGTGGCTCACTGACTATTAACCCATCTACGGGTTTACCCGAGGCAGGATTTTTAAGCGCTATATTGCCAGCAGCAGCTGGTATTGCTACTGCAGTCTTTGCCCCTGAGTTATTGCCGTTAGTAGCTGGTGGCATTGGATTGGCCGACTATGCAATGACAGGCAGCCTTACAAAGGGTTTGATGGCAGGTATAGGAGCTTGGGGTGCTGGCAGCCTTGCTGGTGGAATGGAAGCCTTAGGCGCACAAAATTTAGTACAAGCTGGAGGTGATTTAGGTCAAGAAGCATTTGATGTGTCTCAGGCAGCAGTAGGTGCTCCTGGCACTCCAGCAGTGGATATGCAAGCCGCATCTAGTGGCTTAAATTCAGGAAATTTCCCCAATCTATCATCAGATCAATTGACACAGTTTCAACAAGCATTACCCAATGCTGTTAATCCTAGCGATATATATAACGCTGCTGGTCAAGCAAATGCTTCATTAGGCAGCAATGTTATTAATCCAACTGCTAGTGATGCCTTATCCAATATGGGCAAAGGCCTGACATCTGGCAATGTGATGGATTATGCAGGTAGCCATATTGGAGCTACCATGGCAGCAGCAGCGCCATTATTATCAGCCGCAGGTTCTTTTGGTAAAACGAGTTCAATACCCGCTGCAACCACGACTCAAAATACTAATCCTTTTGGAATGAATACAATTCCAAGAGATGCTAATGGCAACCCAATTTTTTCTGCATCCAATCCTGCAGTTCCAAGCCCGCATTATCAGGCTACTTATCCAAACTACGTTCAAAACCCATACAATCCAATGACAGCCAAGCGTGGCGGTTTAATGGATGTACACAAGTACTCTGGCTCATCTGATTATGGAAGTATGGTCCAAGGGTTGAATGAAATGCAAAATGGATTAGACATGGCTACACACGGCCAGGGTTTATCCGATCTACAAAAACAAATGATTGCTGCAGGGCAACAGGCATCTGCCAATGGCGTATACCAATTAAGCGATACTGAATACAATAAGTTGAACCCCGATCAAGTAATGAAACGGGCTCATATTACCGTTGCCAAAGGCATTCAGCCAGTCGGACAGCTTGGCACATATAGTACTACCCCAGCAATTCAAGCTGCTGCTGAAGCTGCTGCACAACAAGATATTGCATCTAGCACACAACCAACTTCATCAAAAGAAGGTGGTCTGATGGCCATGGCAGGTGGCGGTTCTCCTGTATACCAGCCAAGCTATGTCGATTATCAGCATACCCCACTGAGTCCAGCTCAATTGCAAGCTGCCACTGCCGCATACAACCAGGCTGGTATTCCTACGCCAACACGACCTACAGGGAACGCAACAGGCAGCGTTGGTTATGCAATTGATCCAACCAAAATGCAGGGATCACCCGCTTATCAGGCTATGCAAGCACAAATTGCAGCGCAACAAGCCGCACAACAAGCTGCACAACAACAGTCTGACGCACAGACGGCTCCTTATGCCTCTGGTGGCAGTATTCCAGATAGTCATTTAGGATCTTACTCAGATGGTGGACGTTTGTTAAAAGGCCCAGGCGATGGCGTAAGCGATGGCATCCCAGCTACGATTGGCGGTAAACAGCCAGCTCGTCTTGCGGATGGTGAATTTGTGATCCCAGCCCGAATTGTTTCTGAATTAGGTAATGGTAGTACGGATGCAGGAGCAAAACGCCTGTATGCCATGATGGATAGAATTAAAGCAAAAAGAGCGAAAGTTAAAGACATCGCAGCAGATACAAAGGCCTACAAGTATTTACCAGCATGATTATCTATGAAGACGTTGATGGTTTAAAGTTTATAGATGAATTGGAAAAGATTTTTCCAGAGCATTACGAAGAGTTATGTGTGACCAAGGAATATGCATTAGATCCAGACTATGATGCGTATCGCAGAACAAGCGAAGCTGGATTATTAAGGTGTATTACTTGTAGAAATGATGCGGAGTTAATTGGCTATATTGTGTTTTTAATTACGCCAAACCTGCACTATAGAACGTGTAAGACTGCAGTTGAAGATATTTATTATGTAAAGAAAGAATATCGCAAAGGCAGAATTGGTATTAAATTGTTTCAATATGCTGAAGCCGCATTGCAGCGTATAGGTGTCAATAGAATTGTTTTACATACTAAAGTTCATTTGGATAATTCAAGATTGTTTGAATACTTAGGATACAAGCATACGGACAAAGTCTTTAACAAGATGTTAGGAAATTAATATGGGTTCACCATCACCAGCACCAGCAGCAGGACCAACGAATACTACGGTAACCAATACCAATATTCCTGACTATGCACAGCCATATGTTGAGAATATGCTCAATGCTGCACAGGCTCAGATTTATAACCCAAGCATGACTGGTTTTAACCAGTATGTGCCTTATAGTCAAAATCCTGCCGATTATGTAGCTGGATTTTCTCCATTACAACAACAAGCTCAATCTTCTGCTGCAAACCTACAAACTCCAGGGCAATATGGTCAGGCTACTAATTTAGCTGGAACCTCTGCTTTGGGTGCTCTTAACACTACAGGACAAGCTGCTGGTTATGGTGCTATGGGCGCTCAAGCTGGTGCACAAGGAGCACAGCAATCTACACAAGCGGGTGGACTTGGTGAATATTTAGGCGGTCAAGGCGCCAATATTGGTGCTAGCTTAGGACAGCAATCACAAAATGCATCCACTGGCCCAGGCTCTGTAGCTTCTTACATGAACCCTTACCTTCAGCAA